CGCAGGTTGCTCGGCTCCAGTGCGAGGTGCGGTGCATCCTTCATGCGCTGTACGTGGTCGACCCTTGCCTGTGCCGAGGTCAGCGAGACATGGCACACGGTACATCTGTACCCGTCCCGTGCCACGATCTGCCTGCGCAGGGTACGCCATGCGGCCGTATCGTAGAACGGGTGCTGCCGCTTGTGCTTCATGCGCGGATATCAAGTAATTGGCCGACGCTATCAAGACGCCTGCCAACGCAGCGCATACCTGTGGATGCCGGTAAAGCAGGAGTTTGGATCATGCGAAGGTTGGCGTATCTGGTGGTGGCGGGCCTAGTGTCGGCGGGGCCGGCGTGGGCGTCCGACATGTCGGGCGCGCTCGACATGATCGCTCCCGAATGTTCCAAGCCGGTTGCCCAGTTGTCACTTGCCGAGATCGAGGAATGCCGGCATCTCCTCCGCTTCTGGGGAGGCGCAGGGCATCGGGACGCAATTGCGTCGCCGCCGCGGGAGCAACCCCGAACCGTCGTGATCATTCGCGGAATGCCGCGGTAGAATACCCCGTAAATCGCTTCCCGTGGCCGCTGAGTGCATTCAACGGGTTTTTGGCTAGTTCGGCATGGATCCGGCAATCAGGCCGCTCTACGGGCCTTGAAACGCAAAACCCGCCGCAGGGGCGATCCTGGGCGGAGTCGAACCGTACCCTCCCGACCCCTCAAGGGGCTCGATCACATGTCGCGGCCAATTCGGCGGCCCAGCCGGACGTGAACGACTCCTGACCCCTCATGGGGCTCGATCAGTGACAATTCGAAGGGATTGCATAAATCATCCAAATAAATTCCACGGTTTGTCAACCGGTTTCTGCCCGGCGATCCCAAGCGGCGCGGGCGGCCTCGAATGCCGCGAAGCATTCGTCGCTGTACGGATCGTGTTCGATGCGGGGGCCGTTGGCTCCGCACGCCGGGCAGCGGGCGAATGTGCGGTCATTGGGCGGCGCGGTCCTCGGCAAAGGGTTGCGCCGTTTCTGCGTCTGGCCGGAATACAGCCGCTATATGACGTGCCAGCGGCAGAGGTATCTTGGCGATCAGCGCACTCGCCGCCTTGCGGCCGGTTGCTTCCTTACGGCACTCGTCCAGGCCTTTGTCCCACCACGCCGCGCCCGAGCCGCCTTGTTTGACGCTCTCAATACCGCAATCGCGGGTAGTGAAGAGCGTCCCGTTGCCGGGGTTCGTGCGTCTGACGGAGGCAGTTTGAAAACTGCCTCCGCTGCCATCAAAGCGGAAACTTGGCACTTTGGTGGCGCTGTACGTGAACGGCATCAGCGCCGGCACATCACCCCAAAGGTAGAAGCTGCCGAAGTTCCACCGCGCCCGGCCGACCCACGGCTGTGCTCCGCGCACGTTCTCGATGACCATCGGGATATGCCGACCGGCGGCGATGGAAGCCTCCGCTTGAATGAGGAAACAGGCGTCGAACAGCCGGTTGAGGTCGGCCAGCTTTTGCCCGGTCGCGTCGGCCCGTATTGCCGCAGCCTTCGCCTTCGCCAGCTTCCACGGCATTGCCATGTAGCTGTATTCCTGGCACGGCGGCGAGGCGACGATAAGCGCCGCGTCCTTGAACTGCGAACCGTGCAGCGTCAGCACGTCCTGAATCACAAGCTGGCCGGGATATTCTGCCCATCGCCCGGTCAGCGGCGCTTCTTTTACCGCGCACTGATTTGCATAATTGAAAGAACGGTTTCGACTACTACCGACGTTCGGGTTATTGAAATCGACCCCATCAGCGGCAACTTTGCGCGCCCCGCTATTCAGTACCCGTTCGGGGTATCGGTGCCTCTCGATGTCGAAGCCGACGACATCAAAGCCCTCGGCGAGCAACCCTTCGGCCCAGCCGCCGAGGCCGCAAAAGAGATCGATGGCAAGGGGGCGCGGCATCTACCGCCCCGCCGTCTTCTGTGGAGGAATCACGAATACGCGCTTGATCGTGGCCTCCTCGATCACCCGAAGCGCGTCCATGATGACAGCGGTCGAGATGCCTTCGATATGCCGGTAAATCGGCCCGCCGAGCTGGGCCTTGTGATCGCCTTCGCATATCCACTCGACATGCCGGCGCGCGACTCGGCGGCGCTTTTCTGCGCGAGCGCAAGCATCTCGGGATCGGGCTCGGAGGTCGGCATCAGTCGAATCCCCATCGAAGCGCGAGCACCCAATCCATTTCCGGCTCGCTTGTCGCGCCGCAGAACGGACACAATTTGCTCATCGATCTTTTCCGTAATGCGCCGCCAAAACGCTCAGCGCGCCGAACAGCAGGTGCTTGGCGGTTTCGTGGCGCATCGCGCGGCCCGACCAGCCCTCGCGGCGGGCGAACTCGGCGACGGTGAGTTCGAGCCCGAGGACGTACCAGGCGGCGCACCCGCACGGGCTGGAGATGCCGCCGCAGGCGTCGAGCGCGGCGTTGACGCGGCGGCGTGCGTGCTCGATGGCGAGGCCGGTCGCGGACCTGCCGGAGGGGATGCGCTGCCCGATGTCGGCGGCGCGCAACGGATCGAGCTGGGCGAGCCTGAACCACTCCGCGAATTGTTCGCCGGCCAGGCGCTGCGCCCGGCCGATCTGGCCGCGCCGCTCCAGCATGCCGAGCAGGCCCTCGGCGACATAGGGCCTCCCGATGCGGCCGGCGCTGTCCGCCACCGTCTCGCGCGACCGCTCGACCCGCCCGTGCGTTAGGCGCTCCGGCGGCAGGGTGGCGTCCAAGGCGGCGAGGAACAGGCTGGCTTTCATTGCAGCGTGACCGTGTCGGCCTCATGGGCGATGACCGAGCGCAAAATGGTCGGCATGCCGTCGATGATCGCGTCGAGATCGCTGCAGGGCAGGTGCTTGATCGCGACGGCCAGGAAGTACGCCATCGCCAAAAACACCTCGGCGGCGTTGTGGCCGTCGAGCGCGTCCTCGATGTCCTCGACCAGATCGTCCCTGCTGTCGCGGTCGACCGCTGCGAGGGCCTCGGCGAAGGTCATGGCGCAGGCCACGGCAGGTGACCGACGAGAAGTGCCAGCGCCAGGAACAGGATCGCTGCCGAGAGATGGTGCCAGCGGGGATGCTCGGGGATGCCGGTGGTCGAGAGCAGGGCGAACACGACGGCGATCAGGAGGCACAGGGTGGCGATCATGGCGGACTACTCCGCTGCCTGCCGAACTGCGGCGGTAACAGCCGGTAGAATTTCCGAGATGTGCCTCAGACCTGAAGACTGCCCGCGTGTCTCTCTGTCGCCCCAAACCCCCGTGTGTCTCTTCCCCCCTATAGGGGGGGAGAGAGACACACGTGGGGGGCTCCTGGGCGGGCGTGGCCGAATGTGGGACGGATGTGCGACGCATGTGCGACGGTTCATAGGATACGCCTTTACTCACATAAGTCTCAAACGAGCCCGGGGATCGGAGGGCCGTCCATAACTCTCGGTTGAAATGCGGCCACTGCGCAGCAAACGTTGCATTGCCGCCTCAAATGCCGGCTTGCCGAGCCCTTCGCGGTCGGCATGTCTGGCGAAGACGTGCGGCGCGTAGTTGCGCGCGGTGAGGTTGGGGCACGTCCACGTGCCGCTGCTGTAGGTGCTGGCCAGGATCGCCAGGAACACGCGCTCGGCCTTGGATGCCTGCGCCATGCGGTCGACCGAGCCTGGCTCGTCGAGGGCGACGAAACCGCCCGGTTGCCAGCGTACCCGGAGCACGTCGCCGGCCCCGGCATAGTTTGCCTTCATCTTGGAGAGCGTGCGCTCGTCGGGGTCGGCGTCTTCGTCGGTTGCGCGGGCAAAATAGAACCGGGACCGCACGGCATTGTGCCAGTGGGTCGAGCCGGACAGACCGGAGCCGGTCGCGATGCCCGATGCGCTGGGATGTCCGAGCAGCAAGACGGCGCCGTCCATCCTGATGGCGAGTTGGCGTAGCAGCAGGATGAAAGCGTTGACCTGCCGCCGACGAATCTCGTCGCCGCCGAACAGGTTGGTGACAGCGTCGAGGATCAGGAGCCGAGCCTTGTAATTCAGCACGATACGTTCGAGTTCGCGAAAGTACGGGGTTGGCTGGATCGTGCCGGTTTCGTCGACCTCGACCATCTCCGCTTCGTCGCCGAGCACGCTGCGCCAATGCATGTCGGAAAGCGTTTCAGGCGAAGCCTGGGTCAGTGCGGCAATGCCGTGCAGCCGGCGGTGCAGCTCGTCGTCGTCGTCCTCCGCATAGAACCCGATCGAGCGGCATTGCACGACCGGCAGGCCGAGCCAGAGCGTTCCGCCCGAGGCCGACGCCTGCAGTTGCATCGCGATCTGGGATTTTCCGGTGCCGCCATCACCCGTCAGTAGCGTGACTTGGCGCGACGGCAACCATTCGGGAACAATCCACGGTCTGGTGGGAGCCGGCCTCGCAGCGACGTCAGCCGCACAAACTAAGGTGAGCGACGCATGTGGGACCGCGCCAAATATGTGCGACGCATGTGCGACGCTCGCCGACATCGACTCGGCGGGATTGTTGGCGGCATCGATAACGCGAGTGGCGGCTGCGATGGCGATCCGGCGGAAGTGAACCTCTTTGATCGCCTTGGCATAGAACGGGGCGTTGCTGGGCGGCCCGGCGGCTCGGATGAGCGTCGCGATATAACCGGCGGTGCCGCCCATCGAGGCCAGTAGCGGCTCTTCGCCCAGGCAATGCTTGAGCATCACCGGGTCGGGATTGGCTCCGGCGGCGATCAGCGTGGCTGCGGCTTTGAAAATCCTACTGTGGATCGCGTTGGCGAAGTGCTCCGGCAGCAGCGTGTTTTCGATGCTCTGATAGGCGGCGGGATTGACTAAGACAGCGCCCAGGAGCGCTTGCTCGGCCTCGATGTCCACGGGCGGCTCCCGTGCAGGCTCGGGATGGCGAAACGGGATGACGGAATCAGGCACGGCTTGTCCTCCGGTTGGCCCGGAAGCGGCCTGCAACAAGGCGCACCTCGCCCGTGGCAAGAAACGCTCTTGCTAAATCCGGTACGATTGGGGCAAGCTGGTCTTGTTCAGAGATCAGCCGGTTTTCGTACCGGATATTCAGGCCCGCTTTCGAGCGGGCTTGTCTATTTCTGGGATAGCTCTCCCAAGGATTACTCCACCGGACAGCGTAAGCGAGGCGCCCCGGCCGCGGCAAGCAAGGAACGCATCGGATGCCACTCGGGCCGGGAAAATACGACGACCTCGCGACGCACGCACGCGAGGCATCAAGCGCTGACGCCGTAATTGTTATCGTGGTCAATGGCGATAAGGGCAGCGGCTTCAGCGTGCAGACGAATGGCACGGCGGCACTGAAATTGCCGGCGCTGCTGCGCATCCTGGCCGACGCTATCGAGCAGGACATGGCGTAGGCTCCAGCGAGGCGCCCCGCCTGCGGCAACAAGGATTGCGCGCCCGCGCTCACTTCGCCGGCCCCCGGACCACGCCGACCCGATGGTTGCGCATCCGCGCCAGGTGCGCCGCAACGGCGGCGGCCAGGTCGGCACAGAGCTGCGCCGCGACCTCGAGCGGCAGCTCGGCGACCCCGAGCGGTGCCTCGACACCGGCGACGTAGACCGAGACCCTGATGCGGCGCCCGTCGTCCGACAGGACAACGCGGTTGGGCGGACTCGGGGCGGCGCTCACTGCACGCGCTCGACGGCGTCGATCACGGCGCGCAGTTGCCGCGCGACCGCGGGATTGTCGGAGGCCGCACGTGTCAGCACGGCCACGATGCGCTCGCGCTCGGCGGCGATAGCCAGCGCGATGTGATGCGGCAGCCCGCTGGCGGGATCGGCCAGCCAGCGCTGCATCGCCGCTTTGCCGGCGTCCAGGTCGCGTGCGGTGTGGCGTCGCTCGTCAGCCATCGACGCCGTCCAGGTACATCAGGGCCAGCTCGTGCACATGCTTGGCGTGCAACCGCAGCAGCCGCTCGCGCAGCAGATCGCCCTCGGCGCGGTCACCCTCCACACGGTGCCCGGCGAGCCATATCGCGGTCATGTCGGCGATGACCGCCCCCTGCAGCTCGGGCGATCGGCCCGCCAAAATCGGCGCGATGCAGTCCATGAGCGCGTCGGCCGCCGCGGCGAACGCGACCGCATCGGCGTCGGGTGAGCTCATCCGAGGCGCCGCCGGCGCCCCAGCATTCCCAGCCCCAGCAGCGCACCGCCCAGGAGCGCCAGCGAGCCCGGCTCGGGCACCGCGGCGGCGCTCTTGATCTCGGTCTGGCCGCGATTGAGCAGGGTGGCCCCGGCGGTAAGGGTGCCGCTCGCCTGTTCGGTCATGGAGAACAGCGCGCCGTCGCTCACGGCGCCCGCGCCGTTGTGGCTGAAGCTGTCGGCCGCGAATATGGCGCTGCTGGTAAACGTGTCGATCAGAGAGCCCGGCGTGTCGCCCGCCGTATCCGCGCCCTGCGCGTTGTTCGGATCGTTGTACCAGTTGAGGGTTATGCTGGACCCGATGGCGTTCTGCCACACGCCCGAGCCCGCCGTGGAATATTGTGTTACCGGGCCGATAAAGTTGTTGTCGCCGACCGTGACCGTGACCAGGATGTCGGACCCGGTGGTGTTGATAACGCTCAAGCTGGATGTGTTGAGGATATCGAGGGACGCGCTCTTGGTGCTCGTCTGAATGCTGCCGTTGACCTCGACCCCGTTGATCGTCTGATCCGCCAGTTGAAGCGTGCCGACAGCCAGGTTGAGGTCGCACCCGGTGTTGTCGACGCATATCCCGGTTGTGCCTCCGAAGTCCCAGGCAATTTGCAGAACGGCATTGGCCGGCGCCATGCCGACAGCGAGGGCGATGATCGAGGCAGTCGCAAACACAATTGTACGCATGACGGTCTCCCCTGGTTAAAAAAGTTCAGGCAAAATGCACGCGATATCGTCCCATGACGAGGCCACGGTGTACTCGACGCCGCAGTCGACGCAGCGCTGCTGGAAGGTCTTCTGCTCCGGCGACAGGCGGCCCTTGGGCTTGCGGCCGAACAGGTCGCGCGAGGCGGACCTCTTCAATTCGACCATCACGGCGCCGCGCTCGCCGGCGATCACTAGGTCCGGCGCGCCGGGCGTCAGCATGCCGTCATCGCGCATGCGGGCGACGATGCGCCGGACCAGGACACGCTCAGCCTCGTTGTGCGAGGGCAAGTAAATTCCATTCGGGATGGCGCATGCGATCACCGGATAGCGGTTGAGGCGGTAGAGGATTTCGCACTGGAGATTGCGCTCTAGCTGGGCGGTCACGATGCCTTGTCTGCCTCCGTTAGAACAATCGCTTCGCTATATGCTGAAAGCAGCGCCATCACCTGCGGACAGAACTTTGACAGTTGAAACTCGATCATCTCGCGGCTCTTGTAGCCAATAGACGATATCCGTTCCGCTTGCGGTGCTTCCGTAACAATCGTGGCGAGCGCCTGGATGACCTTTTGAAACTGTTTCACCAGTTCTCGCTCGGCTTGCTCCTTCGGTGTGAATATCTGTATGCGTCCGTACTGCTCGCGATGCACATGGTCGCGGGTCCATCCCTCCGGATAGTCGGGATGCTGCTCTGCTCCGTATTCACGCGATCCCATGCCGCGCTCCTCGCGGGTCATAGTGTCGTAACGCGGTACCACAACAGCCCGGCGGGCGAGATGCTCTGCAATCGGAGACTTGAGTTCTCCGGCTTCCTTGAGCCGGTTCTTTATGCCGGCGACGGTGCCGACCGACACTCCATGCTTCAAGGCAATGTCCCGTTGCGCAACGGGGTTGTTCTTCAGGTCCGCAGTGATCGCAGCCTTTATTGCATCGCTTACGCGATTGCTCGCCGGGCGCGTTCTGCCGTCTTTTCCTTTAGTTTTCTGTTCAAGTGGGTCACCTGTCCCAGTTGAACTCAACGCTCGATCAACTGTCTTCCGATTAACATCCGCCAAATCTGCGATCTGGCGATTGCTGATATCGGGATTGCGCTCTTTTATCTTGATAATGATCGATCGACGTTGTTCATCGGTCAGGTGCCGCCGTCGCAGATTGGTCGAAACGATGTAGGCGAAGATGTCGATATCACTGGGCAGCACCTCATAGCGAGGCTCAGCACCGGCGAGTTGGCATGCGCGTTCTCGGTTACGTCCATCAATCAATAGTTCGCCGGTGTGGTCGAGCTTGATTGCCTCGCGCAGTCCATTGGCTTTGATGTCATCGGCAAGCTCAGAGAGTTCCTGCTCGCTGAGCATCGGAAACAGTGCGGCGTCAGGATGGTGGGTCGGCATTCGTTTCGGTCCCCAGTTATCAAGAAAGGCGGGAGCTGCCTCCCGCCCTCTCAGTTGCTTACGCGGCGTGTGCGAGGTCGCTATCTTCCGGCTTGTCGATCCTGGGGAATGAATCGTCCATGCGCGGGTCTAGCCGCCGCACGTTCAACTGACCGGCACGCCAGAGGTTGAATGCAATCATCGACACAACGAGCAGCTTAACGTCGGATAGCTTGTCCTGCGTCGCCTTGCGCCGTGCTTCCGGAGTCTTCGGATTTGCGAGCTTTGCCGCCTCGTGCCGGGCGATCCGCTGCTGCAGAACAGCGACCGGGTGGCCGTTCGGCAGATCGGTTTGGGTCAGGAGACCCATAAAATCCTCCAGCACGCCCGAGCCGTAGGCTTCGCGGATCTTCCAAGCCAGGAAGATTGCCGCCGCCCTGTCGCCGAGCCGCGACACCGCTGCCGGATACACATCCAGCGTGAGATGGACGGCATCGCTCAGCGTTGGGTGCGCCTTAGCGTAATCAAGAATATCGCTATTGGAGATCGGCGCGATCGGCGACCGCCCGCTGAAGTACAGGCTGCCCTCGTCGTAGCGGATCGCAAACTTCTTGATTACTGACTGCAGATCCTTGCTCATGCCGTTGAGCCCAGCCGAGTGCAAGGTGTCTTCGCCAGTTCGGGACACACCGTTGTCAATAAACGCAAACAGCTCATCGTCGTTCGGCACATCACTGACGACGAATGTCTCGAACGAACAACCGGAGAAGTAGCACGCAAACAGACGATGCCCGGCATCCTCAACATCGCCAGCCACGTTGATGATTACCGGTTCGCCGGTCTTCTTCCAGCGCCCGTTCGCCATCTGTGTGGCGTACCTGAGCACGTCGGGATACCGAAGTTTTCGATTCCGTCGATTGCGAATCAGCAGTTGTTCCGCAATCTCCGGAGTGATGCAGTGCCATCCCGTTTGCAGCGGGATCTCTGACCGCTTCTGTTGCGGCGCCCACTCACGGAATTTTTCGACCGCATGCGTGAACGCCTGCGGGCCGGCGGTCAGGTCACACTTGAACGCGGGCGTCCAATTGACGGCGTTTGTAGTGTCGGACATGAGTCACTCTCCATGCGAGGGCGGGTGTACGCGAAATTGCGTTACCGCCAGTCGCTCCGTGTGCCCGAGAGCGGCGCGCTTCGCGTCCTCGCTCATCAGGCGAATTTCATGCGGCGCCATCACGCCAGCCCGTCTTGCACGTGACCCGGCCCCGCCCGGCGACGCGCCCCCCTGCCGGGATGGAACGCGGGATCGCGGCACGGCGCGGCCGGGCGGGACGGCTCAGCGTCTCTATCCACATGGTTTCAGTGTACGTTTCCACGTGGAACAATTGCGGGGTGAGGCTCACGCCGCACACCGCGATCGGCTGGACACCGGCCGCGGGATGTCCTCCGGCCAGGGCACGTCGGGCGGCCAGTTATCCGCCAGCCAGATGCCCGCGCGCGCGATCGACTTGGTGTTGACGCCGTCGCCGGCCTCGAGCCGGGCGAAAAACTTATGGTTGCCCTGGAGCGCCCGGCGCCCGAGCTGCCGCAGCGAGATGCCGTGGTGCGCGGTGTAGAGCCGCGCCAGGGTGAGGAGCTGGTCGCCGGTCATCACGGGACAGCATGCGGGACCGTAATCCTGTCGGCAAGCGGGTTTGTCCCGTTGTTTGTCCCATACAGCGAGGGAAAAAATTCCCTCGCCAAAACGCAGCGAAAATCCTAATGTTGATCGAGGGTAATCTCTTGGGCGCCGACATTGACGGTGTGGGACGAAATCGGCTTCCGCGAGCGCGTGCTCGAGGTCGCCAAGCAACGCGGCATCGATACTCTCAAAGATGTTGCGCGCGAGGCCCGGCTTGACCCGAAATACTTCCGGGAGGACCGCGCGGCGCTGCCGGATGGCCGCAATGTGCGCCACGTCCTGCAGATCGCCGAAGCGCTGGAGGCCGACCCCGCCTTCCTGCTGGGACTGAGCGATTCGCCGCCGCTGCCGAACCCGGCCGCCGATGCGCTGGATCGCGTCGCGTTCGTCGCCAGTATCGCGGCGCACCTCTATGCCGCAATGGCGCGGCGTCGCCCGCCCGACCGGGCAGACTGTCAGAAACTCGCCAAAATGGTGGTTGATATCCTGGACTACACGGACCCGGAGAGCAGTTAATCCAGCGGTCCGCATTCCACCGGGTCGAGCCGGTCACCTTCACGCTCGTACCAGTTGCCGTCCTCGTTGCGATAGCCGATGCGATGCGATCCGTCTGCCAATCGGAGCAGATAATCCCCAGACTCCCCCTCGATCCGTTTCGATAGGTCTTCGACCCGGTACATGCTGATCACTCGGGATGCCGCCGCGTCCTGCATTTTATTGATATCCCTAAAGTTTCTCTAAACTTGTATAGGTGTGGCGAAAGCCTAAAGACGTTCTCCAACGCCCGCAACGGCGACAGTGGTTGCGGCTGCGCAGCGGTATCCTGCGAACGCAGGCATGGACCGGGGAAAAAAATCCCGCTAAGTTTGCGAGTCAGTCCGAAACAGCGCGGACGGAATCCGGGATGAGCGAGGAACCGAAGCGCAACAGCCGCCCGATCGACGACGTCGGCGCCTGGCTCGACCAGCGGCGCGGCCACGTCACCGCATCCCGCATCGGCGCCCTGTTCGACGCGCACCCCTACCTCTCGCGCGAGCAGCTCGCGGCCGAACTAGGCGGGCGCAGCACCAAGGGCGACACGCCGGCGATGCGGCGCGGCCGGGTGCTGGAGGCCGCCGTCATCGAGGCGTTGCGCGAGGCGCACCCCGATTGGCGCATTGTCAGGGCGCGCGATTACCACTGGATCGATGAGTACCGGCTCGGCGCGACGCCCGATGCCTATCTCGACGACGACGGCCTGATCGAGTGCAAGACGGTGCGCCCCGAGGTGTGGGACAGATGGCATGGCCGCCCGCCGCTTGCCTACGTGCTCCAGCTCCTCACCGCGCTGATGTGCACCGGGCGCACCCGCGGGGTCCTCGCATGCATGGTGCTGGCGAGCGACTATCCCGTGCATGAATTTGACGTCCCGCGGCATACCGATGCCGAGAAACGCATAATCGACGCAACGAACGCATGGTGGGCGCAGTACGACGAGGGGCTGCTCGCGCCGCCGCAGAGCGCGGACGGGATCGAGGCGATGCTCGACACGGGCGAGCATTTGGATTGGTCGGAGCGCGACGACATCCGCGAGGTGCTCGACGAGCGCCGCGCCCTGAAGGTGGAAATGAGCGCCCTCGCGGCTCGGCTCGGCGAGATCGACTACAAGCTCAAGAACAACCTTGGCCCGGCGTCGACCGCCTGGCTGCCGGGTTACGCGATCAGCTTCCGCCGCTATCACAGGGCGGAATACACCGTCGCGGCGCGAGACATCCGGGTGCTGAAGATCAAGGAGAGCGCTGGTGAGTGATGTCATCCCCTACCGCCGCGGCGCCGTCGCACCGGCGCTGGAGTACAGCCGCGAACAGACAGATTTGATAAAGCGCACGATTTGCCGTGGCGCTACCGATGACGAGCTTCAACTCTTTTTATACCAAGCCCGGCGCCTCGGCCTCGACCCGCTCGCACGCCAAATTTATGCGATCAAGCGCTGGGATAATGAGCAGAAGCGCGAGGTGATGGCGCTGCAAACGTCGATCGACGGGCTGCGCCTGGTCGCCGACAGGACCGGCAAATACAAGGGACAGGTTGGCCCATACTGGTGCGGCAGCGACGGTCAATGGGTCGACGTGTGGCTCGCAAAAGAACCACCGGCTGCGGCCAAGGTCGGCGTGCTGCGCAGCGATTTTGAGCAGCCGCTGTGGGGGCCTGCGAGATTTGAGAGCTATGCGCAACGCACCAGGACGGGCGAATTGACCCGGTTCTGGAAGTTAATGCCGGACATCATGCTGGCGAAAGCCGCCGAGTCATTAGCCTTGCGCAAGGCGTTCCCCCTGGAGCTGGGCGGGTTGTACAGCGACGACGAAATGGCCCAGGCCGAGAATGCGCCGTCAGCAGCACCCGCCGACACCCGCGCCCAGCTCGACCAGTTCGCGGGCGTGCCGGCCGCGGCACCCGCTTCGCCGGAGATTGTCGATCAGTTCACCGGCGAAGTGCTCGACCGTGACGAGATCGAGCGTGCCGCCCGCGAGGCCGCGCTGCGCGGCACCGAGCTGCTGCGCGGCCATCTGCGCGGCCTGTCGCCCGAAGAGCGCGAGATGCTGCGCGAGGCTGTCGGCACCGGCGACGAGCCGGGCGAATTGCTACGAGCGGCGCGGCTGGCCGATGCCGACGCGATCCGCGAGCGGCTTCGCCTGGCTGCTACAGAATCCCCGGATGGTCCCCCCAGCGAGCGGCCCCTTCCCCGGCCCGCCGCCGCCACAAAGCCATCCGGGGAAACTGCCGCGGCTGCCGAGAGCGGCGAATAGGCTGGACACTCAAGCATTTACTGCCGAGTTGCGCAAAATCGCAACATGGCATATTACCGCCCAAGTCGGGTCGGCGGCCCACGCGATCGGCGTTCCGGTCTCGGCGGTCTTGGCCGCGATCAGATCCTCCAGCGCCTGCCATGCCCTGCCGCCGTCCGGCAAATGGACGCAAAGCGCCAGGGCACACCGCGCCTGCGTCAGGTAGGTGCTCGACAACGGCCAGTAGACGACCTCCAGGGCGCCGTCGAGCATGCCGGTTTGTTTCTGTTCGCTCCAGCCGAACACTGTCTCGTCCCAATCAGGAAACCAGTCCGCGGAGCCATCCGGTTGCCATCCGCGATCCGGCACGACGTATTGCGAAACCAACGCGACCGCGTAGCCCGGCGTCGTGAGTTGCCCGACGACGTGCGGCCCGACCCATTCGAGGAGCGCGTCGGTCGGGAAGCCCATCTCGCGGCCCCGGCCAAGCGCGGCGATCACGAACATGTTCATCCAGTGCGAGTGCGCGCTGTACGCCACCTCGGGGTCGTAGAAGGCCGGGTCGGTCGCCGCGTACCCGCCGACGTCGCCCCACCAGCGGCAGGGCGGCGGCCCCAAGCCTTTCCACCCGTCGCCGGTCGTGCCGAGCGCCGCGCCGCCGTAGAGCCACCGCTCGCTGTTTTCGAAGGAGGTGCCGGCGATGGCCCTCTGCCCCTCGTCCTTGGCGATGGCGTCGTCGATCATCCGCAAGACCTCGGCGCGCATCGGGTCGGTGTCCGGCAGCAGCGCCGCGGCGTTGAATAATGTCCTGTACATCCATCCCATCGCCCTGACCTGCCCGTCGCCCCATGCAGTGAAATAGCCCCCGCCTCTTCCATTGACGCCGGGACCGGGGTTGGTGCTGAGCGAGTTGCTGCCGTTCCAGAGTTCAAGCGAGTCCAAATAATACGGGTCGCCCGTAATCAGGTACGGCACAGTGAACGGGTCGGGCTGGTGCGCCGTATCGGCAAACCAGCCATCGTCCGATCCGGCAGCGATGACAACGACGGCATCCTCCGGGGCAGGCGTGACGCGAGCGTCGAGATACCAGTACGACGGGCGCGAATGACAAGTGACCGTGCGCCCAGCATTGGGCTTACTGTGATCGCCCTCGCGCATCGTCCGGTTCCAACTGCCGGCCAGATCGGCATGTACACATGCGATCTCGCGCAGACGCCAATCGCCGGAAAGCAAAGCCGAAACACACCAGCTCGGCGCTAGTCCAATATCGTAACGACCGCCGGTTGTCGGCATGTACTTCTGGTAAAAGCCGGAACCACCGATATTTCTGGTAGTGCCGAGCCATGCCTCATAATTAGCGGCGATCGTAGCTTCGGGAATTGTTATGCCGGCATCGTAGTTCGCGACCAGCTTGGTTGCAGCCAGATAGCTCGAATTGTGGTCGATATCGACGCGGTGCTCGGGGGCGTCGCCGTACCACGCGCTGCGCGTCCATCGTGTCGCCGCGCGCTGTGCAATCCCTGCCTGCTGGTAAACGAGCTTGTCGCCGGCCCGCAGCTCGAGGTCGTAGGTCTGCGCCTCGAGTGCCTCCGTGTTGGAGATTTCGCCGACGTACCTGATGAATGCCTTGCCGAGCTGATGCCAGAACGTCACGACGAACCAAGGGTGCAGGCTGCGATGCTCGCTCCACCCGATATCGTAAACCCGGCCGGGGCTGCGGTCGCAGCAGACGACGGTAGTCGCCACCGGCCCCTCGGCCCAAGGCAGATAGTCGCCGGCCAGGAGCATCTGCCGCGCCGACGCGCTGCGCGTGCCGGCCGGGCCGCTGATCGTGATCGTCGCGTCGAAGCCGGGGAACTCGTCGGCAATAGCCCATCCCGCGGTATGGATACGTCCCCGCCGCGTCATGTCGCGGAAGGTCAGTGTCACGCTCCCGGCCGCCGGCAGCATGGGAACAACGAGCGAGATGACCGCGAATTTGACCGAGCCGTCGCCCCAGCGGTTCTTCACATCGGCCTGGCTTGGAACCGCCGCACCATCGGCCAGCACCTGCGGATAGTGGGCGATTTCGCCGCGCATGAACGCGCGGCCGAATTGCCGCGGATAATTGACGACCGCCGCGCCGGATGCACTCGCAACCAGCACAGTGTTGGCGGCGTTCGATGGCGGCGGCTCCGGCTCGGGTTCCGGCCCCGGCGCATTGTCGGGGCCTACCGCCGTCAGAACCTGCGGCGAGTAGAGGCTCTCGGTTGCGCTCTCCGCGACGACGGTGATCTCGTAGTTGCCCGGCGGCACGTCGGCGACGACGAACAGCAGCCCGTCGGTGACGGCGAACTTGTCGGCATCCGGCCCGGTCAGCGCCAGCGTGCCGCGGAACGGCTCTCCCGAGGTTTCAACCAGCACAGCCGCAATCACTGACCCGCTCGGCGACGCGCAATCAAAAATGACCGGCGAAATTTCAACATCGAGCAGCTTCGGCGGCTGGCTCGACGGCGGCGGCGGCGGCGGTTTGCTGCGGTTCATTTCCCGGCCTCATCCATAAGTTGCTTGACGGCCTCGCACGTCTCCAGCACCGACAACAATTTGCCGTCGCTGAGCCACACGATGCACCGTGCTTCCCCAGTAACCAGTTTGTTTTGCCCTGATGCCGGCGCCCTGGAGTGCATCGAGGTGATATGCGACGGAGCTACCAGGACCTCGCCGCCGTCGATCCGGTGCAGCACCGCCATCCCGACGATCGCGACGAGCGTCATGCTAGGCATAATAAGCCTGCTGGTTCGCCGTGAGCGCCCCGTAAACAGCTCCCGCCCACGCCGTGCCGTCATCGAATCCGGCCTCGGCCACGCGACCGTCACCGCCCGAGGCAAAGCGCAGCGTCGCAGCGACGGTGTCGCCTGCAACCGATCCGGTGGTATCCGTCCCGTCTATCGAGATCACCGAACTCGCGCCGTTCATGATGCCCTGGCCGACATGCCAAGCGCTATCGGATGCAACCGCATTGAAGCGCGTTGTCGTCGCGGTGGTGCGCTTCAACATCCATCGGTTTGCCGTTGCCTGGTCGTTCCCCCCGAACAGGTTTCCGCCGTCTCCATTGTTGGAGATGAAGCGGATCGTATTAGTTCCGTTGCGATATGCCACGGTGCTGAACGAGCACACGCCGTTGGACGGCGCAAAGGTCGCATACGACAAGAACTTGGTGGCCGTGACCAGGATATAAGGCTTGTTCCCCATCCCCCCGGACAGCAACAGGGTCAATTGGTTGGCCGGTGTCGGCTGCGTCGCGTGGCGATTGTTGCCGGTCTGGTCATAGGCTCGCGAAATAAATATCGTGTCGGCACCGGCCCATGATGAAATCGTTGCCGTGTCGAGCGCGCCCGTCGCCAAAAACGCCGCCGTCATCGTGCCGTTGTCCGAGGATCGTCTCAGATCGAACGCATTCCCGCCCCCGGCGGCATAGGCGCCCGAATACGCGCGCACGCCATAAAACACGTCGAACGAAGCGACATCGCCGGGGCCGGTATAGAGGGACGCCGGAGTAAATGCGCGGACGATCCCGACCACTAGGCGCGCGTCCCGATCAGCGACACCTTCAGTCCCCTGGCGCCGGTGCCGGCGGTGTCGACGTCGATCGTGATCTCGGCGTCGTCGGCGAGGGTCGCGTCGCTGATGACCGCTGCAACGGCTGCGGTAACGCTGGTTTTCTCGTTCGCGTCGATCGTCAGGGTGGTCGAAAATATCGACACGCCGCCCTCGTTGACGTCGATTGCCGGGTTGCCCGAGGTCGATGCCGTCGACAGGCTGGCGCGCACGCTCGAAAGCGTCATCGCCCAAGGCATGCGAAACGTGAATTTCGCCGCGCCGGTCGTGATCGCGGTTGTCTCGTCCGAGACCGCTACGATCAGCACCTCGCTCTTGGCCTGCGCGACGGTCGCGTAATCCGTGCCCGCGGCAAATGCCGTCAACCCGGTGCCGCCGTGAGCGGTGTCCAGCGTGCCCGCGACGCCGCCGGGGAGCGGCAACCCGGTCGCATTGGTCAGCGTGGCGCTGGCAGGCGTGCCGAGCGCGCCGCCCTGGAAGTAGGCCGGCCCGGTGCCGACTTCGTCGGTCAGCGCGGCGCGCAGATTGGCGGACGACGGCGTTGCGAGCCAGGATGCAACCCCGGATGCCGGCGACAGAGCGCCGAGGTTGCCGCTGCCGTTGTTGGTCTGCAGATCGCCGGACGCGCCGGCGACGGCAAGCCCCGTCGCCGAGTTCGGAAGCCATTTCACGGAGTCGAATTTCCAACTCGGTCCCCCTGGGACCGGTTGGAAGATTTCCCCCGTCGTCGGGCTGGCCGGGAAGTCGATCACGCCGCCGCCTCCTGGGCGCAGTACACCCGGCGCGCGTCGCCGCAGCGCGGGCAGCTTAGTGTGATCCCGTTGCGGTCGATCGTGATCCGGCCCTGGCAGTCGTGTCCCGGCAGCTTGTCGTCGCAGTGCATCGAGCGGATGCGCTGGTAGATCGCCGCCTCGTCAGCCGGGATCGGCGTCGGCACCGCGCAAAACACCGGCGGCAGCGGATTGCGCTCGGTCATTCTCCACTTCCTATATCCAGCAGGTCTTGCTCATATTCCTCCGCTGTTCGCTCCTCAGTTTCTATTGTCATCGCAGAGCCGACCTTACTGGGCGCGGCATCGAGGCGGGCAAGGGCTTCGACCAAAGCATAATGGTCTCGCAGTAACTCTTTTGTGGTTCGGGGAAATATTGGACTGTTCACCAAAAGTCGCGCCGCCGCTATAACCTTGTCCTTCACGGCGCTGTGCGCGCGCATTCGGGATATCTCGGTGATGACATCTTTAGCCGATAGTTTATCGCTATTCCTCGCAACTCCCAACGGCAGGCAAATATCACTTATACATTCCCTAACGAACCGCAGCCTTTGCTCTAAACTTTCGATCTCCGCACGCGCAGCGCGCAGGGCCGCGTCGCCGGCCGGGATCGGCGTCACCGAGCCGTGTCCATCCCGTGTCATGGCGTCTTCGCCTCCAGCGCCGCGATGCGCACCGTCAACTCCTTGACCGCATTCACCAAAGCATACACGAGCGCACTCGCGTCGATCGTCTTGACTTCGGTGTCGGGCTCCTTGACCTCTGTCGGGGGAAATTCGTCTGTGCTAACCGGGTCGAGTGTCACCATCATCGAGCCGACCAGCTCGGGCATCACCGGCTCCGTTTCACCGGCATCGAGGCCGACGTAACTGCGCCCGTCGTCCGGCAGCCCGCCCTTGCCGTTGTAACCGTAGGTTATCGGCCGTAGTGCCAACACTTGCGCCAGCCCGCCCGTGTACTCGGTGACGTCGCGCTTCAACCTGATATCGCTCGGAGCGACCCAGCTGCCGCCGCCGGGCTTGGTCGCCGTGCCGCCTGCGATGGTCAGGTTGCCGCTACCGTCGAGCAGCATCGTGTCGAGCGCCGACAGGTTGCGGAATGTGTGATTGGTGTTGATGTAGTAGTTGTAGATGGCCGACGTGCCGCCCAGCACGATCGAGCCGCCGGTCGTAGGCGCTTTGAGGGTCGTGTAGCCGCCTGCGGCCGTCAGCGTGACCTGGGCGGCGCTATCGACGGTCAGCGAGCCGGCCAACGTAAGAATGCCCGACGGAGAGAGTAAAAGCGCGTCGCCGCCTCTCCACAGCCGCATCGTGCCGGCCGCTGCATACATCAGCCAGACGGTGCCGGGGGCGTCGCGCGGCTCCCAGGTGTAGCCGGCATTCGATCCGTTGCTGCCGACGGAGTTGTTGACGGTCAGCGACCCGCTCAGCGTGCCGCCGGTGAGCGGCAGCGCAGGGGTCGTCAAAGAGATTGTGTTGGCGCTGAGCGTTAGCCCCGCACCCACCGTCCAGGTCTGCCCCGCAGGACCGGTCGCACCTGTTGGACCCTGGGGTCCCGGCATATTGCTGGCCGGCACCCACTGCGACGAGTTGCCGTCGTCATACCGCAGATAGAGCTGCCCGCCCGCGCTGTCCCACCACAGGGCGCCGGGATCGGGCGATGCAGGCGGCGCGTCGCCGACGCTGACACTGGCGCCCGACCCGCCGCCCGGCGCCCATGAGACGTCTGCGCCGCTGCCGCCGGACGTCAGAACGTGACCGGCCGTGCCCGGCGCCAATGCGCTCCAAACCGACCCGTCGCGCCGAATGACGCTGCCGCGGGTCGTGCCGAGGGCGGCATCCAAAAGGGCGGTGACGCTGGTTGCGGTCGGCGGTGCACCGGCGCCCGAAACGTTGGCGAGCATCCGGACATCGGCGATTGCGGCGAGTGCGATCGTGCCGGCGGTCGTAATCGTGCCGCCGCTCAAACCGGCGCCGGCGGTGATGCTCGTCACCGTGCCGTTGCCGGCCGGGCTGGCCCAGGTAAGGTCAGCCCCCGTCCCGCCGGTGCGCAGGAACAGCCCCGCAGTGCCCGGCGCGAGGGGCTGCCAGCCGACCGCGTTGCGCTGCAGGAGGCTGCCGCGGATCGATCCCGCGAGAGCGTCGAGAGCGACCGTCAGCGTCGCCGGTGCCGGCGGTGCCGAACCGCCGGCCGTATTCGCGAGCATCGTCGCTGCCGGCGCAGCGGCGAGCGCGATCGTGCCGGTGCTCGTTATCGTGCCGCCGGAAAGCCCGCTGCCTGCGGTAACGCTCGTCACCGTGCCGGCGCCGAGATCCATGATCGAACTATTGTGCCACTTGCCGTCGCCTGCCTTGTATTGCAGCAACGAGTCGTTGACCGGCGAGTTGATCGAGACGTCGGTCAGTCCGGCGAGCGATGCGCTGCCGCCCGAGCCGGTTGCCGGAACCACCCAGCCACCCGAGGCCGACAGAAACTTGTGCGCCGCGGCATCCCCCGCCGCCGGGGCTGGCACCATGCCCCGCGCACCGCCGGTGCCGGTGTCGCCCGCGAAAACCGCGAGCTGCTCCGCCACTTCGGCCGCGTCCAGGTTGCGCCAGTACGAGCTGGCGCCGTCCCACACCAGCATGTCGCCGGTGGCGATCCCGGCGAGCGCTACGTCGGTCAGGTCGCTGAGCGCCACTGTCATCGCGTTGGCGCCGACGATCTGGCGATAGAGCGGCAGGCCGTCGCCGGAAACCGCCGCCCAGTCGAACGTCGCGGCGCTGGTATGCCCTAGCATCACCGCGCCGAACCCGCCGTCCGGCGCCGTGATGAAGTCCATGTCGTGATATATCGTGGCCGGCGTCCACGCCCCGCGCCACTCGGGGACCGGCATCGTCATCACGACCGGCCCAAGGGTCTCGCCGTTCGACAGACCCATGAAGAAATTGTAGCCGGTGATCGTGATCGATATCGGCTCGATCGGCATCACCGGATTGTCTTCGATGTACGTGACGCGCGAGTCGATATTGTAGAAATTGCCGTCGATCTCGGCCGGCGCGAGATTGCTGCCCTTGCCGGTGCCCCAGGCGCCATTCGTGCGGTAGACGATTGCCATTAGGGCGTTCCCGTTGTGGGGATGGTGAACTTCGGCGAGGTCGTCTCATCTATCGGCTTGTCGCCGACCAGCGTGAAATCGCCTGCCGTGCCGCGATTAATCAGGAACGTGTCGGGCTCGCCGCGGCGGCTGAAATAGAAATCCGGTTTTACCGGCGCCCGGTCGGGATCGACCTCCGTGGGCACCGGGGTCATTGGCTTCTCTCCATTGGCGCCCAAGCTCTTTGGTCGGTACGTCGTGACGCCCGTGTCGGGGTTGGTCGATGATGTGAGAAACTTGTCGACGCCGACGCGGGTTACGCCGGTCGCCAGCCAGAACTCGGCAACGGAATAGGTCGCCACGTTCAGCGGCACGCTGTAACGAAACCAGAAGAAATCGATGAAGGTATCAGGTTCGCCCAACGGGTCCGTTTTCCACGGCACGTCGAACGGCGGCCCGGTGTAGCTGTCGCTTATGTAATCATCGCCAGGGAATATATGACCCGAGACGGTGACGTTGTTCACCTTCATTAAGAATGAAGATGCGGCCGTATCCCACTCGGCATAAACGTGATACCACTTGCCGGTATCCGCGATATTCGCATTGTCTTCAAATACGACAAGTTGATTGTACGGCTCCTCGAACCCGCCGCCGTTGGCGGCTGCGCCAAACAGAAACCGTGTGCTGACCGTAACCGCGCCGCTAGTCGGGAACGAGTCGAGATAGCCGCCCGGTGTGATGTCGAGCCGAAAGTCGTTATTGACGCCCTCAAAGATCGTATACCTATCCGTGGCCGGGAACTTGAACCAAGCGGACAGCGTGCCTTTCGGGCTGTTGCTGATCGTCAAAGTCTCGCGCAGCGCGGTGATATAGGCCGAGTCCATCCATTTGACGCCTTTCACGCCGCTCCAAGCCACCGAATAAAACGACGCCGCCGGCGGCAGCTCGGGAAACGGGTTGGCAGGCGTGCCGTAGGTTTTCAAACGGCCCGCTCGGGTGGTTTGTAATCGACCGTGTAGCGCTTGGTCTCGGTCGCGGCGGTCGACGGTTTCGTCGCATCGATGACGCGGTCGTCGTCGACCCCCGACACGCTGGCGTCCTTTGTCGCACTGTTGTTCTTTTCCGCCGGCACGGTCTTGTCCAGCGTCATTTGATTTGTCTGATCGATATCGACGTGTTGTTCTTCGTCGTCCGGGTTCTCGACGCGCGCCGGCGTCGTCTTGCGCGAGACTTCCTGGTGCTTCTCGACGACGAAGCCGACCTCCGGCACCGGCTCCGCGTTCGGCAAGTCGCCGACCTGGCCCCAGCACAAATATCCGGGCTTGTTCTCCTCGCTCACCGTCCGCGGCGGCTTGCGCTTGATGCGCGCCGTCTCGGCAAACAGACTGCGCCGGATAAAGCGTGGGCTGTTTGTCCAATTGATCTCGTTCAGATTCATCAGGCAGCCTCGAGGTCGATCGTGCGCGGGATCGGCAGCTTCTCGACGGTCGGTGTGTAGGCGGTCTCGAACTCCTTATCGGTCAGCGATACCATCTGTATGCAGACCTCGGAGGCGAGCTGCCGCATGGCTTCGACCGGGTCGGCAGCGTCGATCACCGCAGCCTGTTCCTTGATGCCGTTTTTGACCTCCAGACTTTCGACTGCCGTGAATTCGTCCAGCGTCAACAAGTCGATCCCGTCGTCGTCCACCTCGAAGTCGTCCAAGCTCTGCCATGCGATATCCCCGGTCGGCGCGAGGAACATGGCGCCTGCCATCGTCTGATATCCGGTGGCGACGTAGCCGTCGTCCGCCCAGGTCGGGTCGCCCGCTTGTCCTGCCACGCTGCCGTCGCGGCCGATAGCGCAGCCGATCGTGAGCGTGACGCTGTGCTCTCCGGTGCCCGAGGCGCTCATCCGGTATGCCGTGACCTTGCCCGCCGCCTCGCCCCCAGGCAGGCGGTAGTCGACCACCTGCGCGTTGTGGCGCAGCGTGACGCCGACCCCGAGCGGCCAGGGCACTTTGCACTCGACCTCGACCACCCTGGCGCCGCGCCGGAGCTGCGCCCGCGCCAGCAGCATCAGATACTCGACGCTGGCCCGGCCGCGGTCGGTGTCGAGGTAACCCGTGCGCCTGATATCGCCGATCGGCATGGCGCCCGAGTCGTCCGGCTCGGTCACGGTGTCGCTCGCGTTGACCGTGATCTTACCGATGTTCTCGTCGAGCCCGGCCTCCGCGATGAGCGGCTGGATATCGGCGACGACAGTGCATTTGAGCGTCTCGATCCGGCTGCGGTTTGCTTTCCAATCCAACTTTGTATTTTGCTTCAAATAATAAATAGGGAAATCAACAAAATACCAATCGTCGGAGCGGAACCACGAATTTGCCAGATTGTCTTTTTGCTCTGCCCAAATCTCGTCCGCCAACGGATCGGACCCGGTCGTATATGCCTGATACGTGACGTGATAGTCGTACCGCGTGTAAAGCCAGTCGGTCAGTTCTTCGCAGTAGGTCGCGTCGGCGACCGTCCAGCCGCCGTCCAGGCTGTCGCCGCCCTCCGGCCAGTCGCTCGCCAAGCCCTCCCCGGTCATCGACTGAACTATGCCCGAGGTCGGGTGTGCGACGACGAGGTAGCTGTGGGCCATGAACGCATTGTAGATGCGCTCGGTCAGATCGATCGTGCCGCTGCCGCCCTGCGTCCAGGCCAGTTCGGCGTCGATATCGACCTGGCCCAGCGGCGTGCCGGTGTAGCCGATGGCGAGAGCGTCGTAGACGTGGTCGGATTCGCCGAAGCTCAGCGTGCCGTCTTCGCCGACCAGCTCGTCGGACACCGTGACGGCGAGGGTGCGGCGGTCGATGTGCCAGCGCACGCCATACGCTTCCAGTACGTTGTCGGCGTCCTCCGTGTCGCCGGTGATCCATACCGTGTCCCAGTACGGCAAGACCTTGAGCGTCGCCGCCAGCTCGTCGCGTACTCCCTCGTAACCGATCGGGCGCGCGGTGAACAACAGGCGCACCGTTTCACCGTCGATCGATTCCGGCACGCCGGTCAGGCGTCCGCAGAACAGCGGCACCGGGTCGCTGCCGTCGTGCCACGAGAGCCAGCACCACTGCATCCGGCCCGCCGCGAGTAGACCGAGGAACGGATTTATGACGGTGATCTGGAGCGACGCGAACTCGCCCTCTTGCTGGCCGATGGTCAGTTCGGCAATGTCCTCGTCCTCGACCGCGTGCACGAGCGGGTCGAACGGTTCAGGGCCGGAAATCCACGCGAAGTAAAACGGGCCGGGCAGCTATGCCTCCTCCAACACCAACGACCATTGGGTCAGGTGTCCATACTCATCCCGGCTGACGGTGTAGCTGATTACCCGCATCGTGAGGCGCGGCCGGTAATATGTGTAATCGTATACGACGCGTTCGCTGCCCTCGACCACCGGCCGCCCGGGCGCATCCGTTACCGTCAGGTACGCCAGCTCGGCGGCGCAATCGACGGTGAGCACGTCGCCCGGCCATACGCCGTCGAGCGCCGGCGCCTCGACGTCCTGGCAGGATATCGTCGATGTGTATTTCCGCATTTGCGGCGGCGAGAAGTCGAGCAATCCGCCATTGACGCTGCGCGCCAGCACGCCGGCCGCGTCGATCGGGTCGAGCGTCTGGGTGAGCCCCCTGGCGGCGTAGCGCGGCATGCCGGGGCCGTCGATCACCAGTTCGGTGCCGCCGCCGTCGGCGATGCTCATCAGGCCAGCGCCGCGCCCGGCGAGCGGCCGGCGCTGAGCACCGCCGCGCGCCGCGCCTCGCGGGTCAGCCCCTCCACGATCGCCTTGTCGCCGCGCAAGCTGAAACTGCCGCCGGGGAAATGCAGATTGACGGTCGCGCCGTCGCTCGTCTTCGCGCTGACCAGCCCGCCATTGGCAAAACCCGAGCCGTCGCCGACACCCCGTAGCGGCCGGTTCAGGGCGTTCATCGCCGACAGCAGTTGTGGCCCCCAGTGCCGCACCGCTGCCGTCCGCATGACGAACTCGCCGTTGCTGAGGCGGCCCAGGATGCTGTCCGACGTGCCGGTGCCGGGGCCGCGCACCATGCCGCCCGCGGCGTAAACGGCTCCGGGAACCGTCGGGGCTGCGGTGCCGGCACCGCTAAACAGCGATGACGGCAGGCTCGCGATCTTGCTGGCGAGATTGCCGACCCATGTAATCAGATCGCCAACCAGTCCTATCGCGCCCTTGATGCCGTCACCGAACCCGGTCACAAGCCCCGTGACGGCGGTCCACACGTCGCTCGACAGCGTCTTGAAATCGCGCAGCGCTCCGCTGAGATCGCCGGTAATCAGATCGACGCTGACCTTGATCAGGTCTGCCAGGACCGTGAAGCTGGCGCCGATCGGCCCCGGTATGTCGAGTCCGAACTGGCGCAGCGCGTCGAGCGCGCTGGTGATCCCGCGCCGGATCGGGCCGGCGATATTGTCTTCGATCGCCGCCAGCCCGCTCAGGTCGCGGAACTCCTTGTACTTCGCTATCAGCTTGTCGACGTTCTCGACCAGCTCGGCGAGTTTGGTGATCCCGCCGGTGACATTTGGAAAAAGGGGAATGGCAATAGCGAACTTGAGTTTTTCAAACGAGTCGGTCAGGTCGTCGACCGCCGCCTTGTATTGCTTTCCGAGGGCGGAAGCGTCCTCGTCGATATAACGTTTCTGCTCGATGAGCTTCTGCCTGACCTCCTCCCAGGATGCTCCCTTTGCGAGCCGGTCGATCGCTTCGGCAAAGATGGCGTAGCGGCGTCCTAGAATCTGAACCCCGACCGCGGTTCCCAACTCGGCGTCCCGCTTCCGTAATTGTCCGAGCTGCTCGAACACCGATTGGATGCGTTCGCGATTGGTTTTGAACTGGATGGCGTTCTCTTTAATTTTCTCGGTCAGTTCCTCGACGCTTTTCGCCGCCGCCTTTCCGCCTCGATTTACTTCGACGCCGAACAGCTCGCCTCCCGTGCTGCCGCGCAGGGTCTTGACGCCGTCGACGGCATCACCGATCGAGCCGCGCATGACGTTGACGCCGGTTGCCAGATCCTGTCCGAAGCCCTTTGACTTGATGCGGGTCTGCGCGAGTTGGTCGGTGAGGTTGACGAGCGCCTGCCGCGCTCCTTCGGCACTCTCGCCGGTGTCCTCGATAACTTCCTGAAACACCTGCACGTCGCCGGGCGAGAGGGCCGCCGCCTTTGCCGTGTTGCTGATTTCGGTGATCTTGTCGGCGACCTCGCCGAAGATACCGGCGACCTTCCGAACGCCTGCCATCGCCGCAAAGGCGGCGACCGCCTCCTTGACGCCTATCGCCATTTCGGACCAGTTCGTTTTGCTGGCGGCGACCACCCTGTTCTGTTCCGACAGCGCGCGGTTCGTGCCGCGTATCTGCGCCGCCAGCTTTTCGTAAGAGAGCGACAGCCGGTTGACCTCCGCGGTGTCGCCGGCATTCGCTGCAGCCGAGAGGTCTTTTCTCAGATCGCGCAGTTGCTTCTGGAGCAGCGTCAGCTCGGCGCGGAATTTTCCGCTATTGGCGCTGATTTCGACCGTCAAATTATCCGGCATCGGAAAGCTCTTTCAGCGTGCTCTTGATGGCATCCTTGCCACCCTGCGCCGCGACGACGTGGATTTGAAACTGCTCGGCCAACTCGCGGCGGCGCCGATCCGAGGCGATCGTCACGAACGCCGCGATCATCCGCGGCGTGTAGCCCATGACGTGATCCGGCGGGTGCCCGGCGGCGATCAGGAACTCGGCGGCGGCGGCGAACTCGTATCCGCTGCCCTGCCATTGGGGCGCACGCTTGCGGCGCTGTTGCCGAGGAGCGCGCCCAGCCGATCGAAAAAAGGGGCGGGCATCGTCAACTCCTGGATAGCCAGGAGACACGCCGCCGCGTCGTCGGGGCTGAATGCCTCGGCGATCCGCTCGGCCGCCTCGGGTTGCCCGGCGGCCTCGGCGATGATCGCGGCGATCGCGTCCGGCGCCTCGGTCAGCAGTACCGCGACGTCGATCGCGGGCGCATTGGCCGCGAAGAACTTGCGCACCTCGGGAAAGCGCAGAAACAAATCCGCGATGTGCCGCAGTCCCAACCCGCGAAACGTCACCGTGCCATGCGCGGTTTCGACCTCTTGCGTCCGCGGCACGATATCGACGAGCGAGACCATTTCAGGGCACCACGACCGGCGCCACGTCGAGGAAATACATCTGCAGGTTGACGGCTGTCCACTCGTCGAGCTGGAGCCGGACGGTCGCGCTCTGCTGCACGATAGGAGAATAATCCATCGACCGGATTCCGTTCATGTGCTGGAAATGGTCGAGCCGCTCGACGGTCTGCTCGAACTCGAACTGGTTGCAGTTCCCGAGTTCGATAAATGTCGTCTCGCCGGCCGCCTGCCATGAGACTATGCCGGTCCCGACGTAGTAGCCCAGGACGTTCGGCGAGACCAGAGCGTCGTCCGGATGGGTAACGGTGCCGAAACTCCCGTCGACCAGCAACGCCCGCCCTTCGAGTTCGATGAGACCGTATTCGTCCCCTATCAAATTGATTGCCGCGGCGGGACCGAATTGGACCTGGGTCAGGATCATTTCGATTTTCGGTCCGATATCGGTTTGCCCGACAAATTTAAGCGATCCTTCGATCTCCGGGTTTGCGCCGATACTGATCGTCGCTGTCGCCATGACGGACTCCTAGCCAGGAACGTTGTCGATGTGTTGTGCGGCGGCAATCTTGATCGGGATCACCGCCATTGCGGTCTGCGCCGAATGCCCCGGATCTTTTTGCAGTTCGCCTTCGATGCGGCAGTAATGCACGCCGGTGAGGCCGAGGTTCTGGCGCAGGCCGCCCGGCAGCGGATAAAGCGCCCGCTCGACGGCATCGATCAGGACATTGAGCATTGCCGCCGGCACGGCGTTTTGATCCGCCCCGACGCGCGTAAAGATCCACGCCTCGCAGTTCAGCTCGACCAGGACTCCGCGCGTCGCTTCGCGGTAACCGTGGACCTCGTTCAACTCGACCAGGAAGAGCGCCGGCATATCCTGTTCGGCGTTCGGATCGCGCAGCCGCCGCTCGATGGTCAGGAACCCCTGCAGCAACGGCGCCGCGGTGCGGTCGGCGATCGCCGGCAGCGACAGCGTCACTTCGGGTGTAATCGTGGCGATGGTTGCACCGTCGGAAATACCCTCGCCCGCCACCGGCATCCCGATCATCAGGCCGGCGGTGTCGCTGACGTTGGTCAGCGTGGCCGACCCTGTCGTCGTGTCGGCGCTGAACGGCGCCACCAATGGCGGCCCGCCGAGTTTGTTCAACAGGGCGCCGACGATGGCTTCTCGGTTCATCGCGCGGCGGCGGATTCGACTGCCACGGCAAAGTCCCGTGTTGCCGATTGCGCGACGGGATAACTGCGCGAGCCGGAACGCAGCTTGAGGAACTGGATGGCTTCGAGCGCGGCGCCGAGCTGCGCCACCACGACAGCCGTCCCCGCCACGACCGGAATAATCAACTCGGTCCCGTCGACGCCGAACAAATCGTTGTAGAAAGCGCCGTCGCTCGATATCTGGAAGCTCAGGTTGGCCCCTGTCCACGCCGCCGGCATTGTGATGCGGACCAGCCGGCCGCTGGTGCAATCGAGCCCCGACGACAGGCTTTGACCGGCCGCGATAGTCGGGCCGTTGAGCACAACCAATGCCATGATGTCAGTCCTTCAGAGATCCTGCAGCAGCCGCCGCAACTCGGCCCGCGCCTTTGGCAGCATCGCCGCCGCCGGGCCGCGCAGGAAACGCATCTCGGTAATGCCGCCGACCCGCTGGTAACCGCCCACCCGCGCGCCGCGCCTGGAGTAACCCCTGACCGCAAACTTCTTGCCGGTGCTGCCGTACTCGAGCGCACCGGCCGCCGCCGCGGTATTGTGCCGCCGGCTCCGCAGCACCCGCACCCGCCCGCGCACAAAGTTTTTGATCCGGTTGTCGTCGACATAGGCTTGTGTCAACCGCCGCAACCGTCCCGTCCGCACCGGCTCGCGCGCCTCGACCTTGTGCAGGAGTTCGTTGGTCAACCGCCCGATCGTCGAGGCGAGCCGCCGGCGCAGCTTGTCCGGCAGTGTGTCGAGCCGCACCCGCAGCCGGGTGTCGTTCAAATCCAGCTTGGCGTCGATCAGGATGCCGCGCGCCGTGTTCATCCGACCATGCCGCGCCTGTACGGGTTCAACAGGCTGGCAATGTCCTGCGGCAGCAACGAGCCGCCCGGCACGCCGCCCACCCAGTACTCTTGCCGTCCGAGGCCCGGCGACTCGGTGGCGCGCAGCATCGGGTCGCGCCCGCGCCCCGAGGACTCCATCGTGCAGAGGTCGAGCACCGCCTGTTGCACATCGGCCGGGATCTCGGCGAACCCGGCGTCATAGAGCACGGACAGACCGCCGCCCCCGACGACCCACGCCTTCGGCTCCGTGATGCGCCACAGATGGCCCGCGAGCGGCTCCAGCGCATAATCGCCCGCGGCCAGGCCCGCGCCGTCGAGCGTCACCTCCAGGCTCGCCGGGTCGACCGGCGCCTGGCTGAGCATCAGCGGCTCGCCGGTCATGCCGGTGACGCCGGAGAGGAACGTGTCGAGATAGCTCTGCAGCGAAAAGATACGGTTGCAGTAGCGTTCCGCCGCCAGGCTCGCCCGCGCAATGACCTTGGTGAGCCAGGCGTCGTTGGCGACGTCGCCCGGCCGCACCCGGAGCTGCTCGCGCAGATCGTCGAGGCTTACCAGGTTGCGCTCGAGCGCCGGCGTCACGATCGTGGTGTAGAGCGGTCTCACTTGGCCGCCTCGGTGTGGTATTGCGCGAACAGCACGCCGAGGTCGAGCGCCGGGCCGACACTGCCGTCGCTCATCACCGGCACGGCGCGGAAGTCCCGCACCCGCCACTCCGCGATGCTCGCCGCCGGCATGCCGCGCTCCCCGCGCGGGCCTGCTTCGCCCCGCTTGCCGCGCTCGCCTGCCTTGGCCGCCAATGCCCACCCGTCGCCCGGCAGCGGCCCCGGCGCATCGTACTTCGCGCGCCACTCGGCGCCGTGCAGGCTGACGAGGTCGTACTTGCAGTATTGGCGCTCCGGATCGAACAGGCCGCAGACCTCGCCGACATAGGGCACCTCTCCCGGCGGGCCTGGCACTGCGGAGTCTGCTCCCGGCGGCCCCACGATGCTCTCGCCCGGCGGGCCTGGCGGCCCAATGACGCTTTCTCCCGGCGGCCCCGGCTCGCCGTCCTTCAATGACGCCAGCCGCTCGGCAACCGCACGCTCGACGCGCAGCTCGAACTCGGCCTGCCCCGCGCGGAGCCGCTCGGCCTCCAGCGCAAAGCGCAGCATCAGGTCGCGCTCGATGCGGGCGGCAATGGCGCCAAGCTCACCGCCGAGCGAGGCGGCGAGTTCGTCAAGCGCCGGCATAGCTCTTCCGCATCGCGGCCACTCCGGCGTTCTTGGCCGCCTCGGTGTCCTGCGGCTCGTTCGTGTTGGCGGCCGGCGCGTCCGGCCCCGGCGGTGCGGCCGGCGCGTCGGGGCGCGGCGAACTGGGAGGCGGCTGCGACCAGGCTACCAGCGGAATCACCTGCTGCTGGACCCGAGGCGAATCACCGTCCTCGACCGCCGGCAGGTCCTCCAGCGCCCGCGCCTCGTTCGGGCTGTAAATCCCGCCTTGCACCGCCTGCGCCAGCGCCGCGACGCGGTCTTTTTGGTTCGAGCGCAGCAAGACTGCGGTGTCGAACTCGAGATACTCGCTCGGGTATCCCGCCAGGCCGAAGAACCTGCCGATGGCGTCCTCGACGTGGTTAAGACTGAACCCCAAGGCACCGCTCACCCAGAAGCGCATTTGGTCTTCACCGCCCGCCTGCATCTGCGCGCCCCACAGGGACAGGAGCGGCAGCGGAATGCGGTATGCCGTGGCGATGCGCCCGTCGGCGATCTGCAGGAGTTCGGCGAGCTGGGCGTCCCTCGACGTGGACGACACCTGCTGCCACTTCAGACCTGAGGACAGGATCGGCGTGCCGCCGGCATTGGCGCCGGTCGTCCGGTCGAGCCACGCCTGGCGGATCTCCGCCGTCTGCCAAGTTTCGAGCTGCTGGTCGGTCGTCAGGACACCGCTCGGCTTGGCAGCGTTCTGCGCGAAGTCGAGCGCCTGGCGCACCATGCTATTGCTCGCCGCGATGTCGAGCATCGCGTTGGTCAAGGGCGGCACGCCTTTGAGCGGATCGCCGTCGCGCGCATCGAGCTTGACGTGGAGCACGTCGCGCGCCGGCACGGCCTTGGCCGCTTCTTTCGTCAAGAGACGCTCGACCACCGGGTTGCCGGCGATCGAATAGAAGATTTCCCCATTGCTCGCGACCCAGGCGCCGCAAGAGGGGCTGCTCATCAGGTGTAGTGCGTCCACTTCATAGCGATTGTTCCGCGTCGCGTAGGCATACGCATTGCCGTCGCTGTAGAGCGCGCCAACCAAATTGAGGACGAAGTCCGACCCGCTCTGATAGACGTTGGGCTTCACCATCACGCGCGACAGCGCCGAGGTGGTGACACGCTCGCGCCCGCCATCGCCGGTCGAGCGCCAGTGGGCCGGCGGGCACATCGCCGCAGTCTGGCTGTAGCAGGCAATGCACGAATGCACGATGGCGCCGCCCCCGACGCGGACCGGGTCGTAGCCCAGTTGCCAGAAATTCGCCGGCCATGACGGCGGGATATAACCCCCGGTCGCCAGCGTGACCGGCGCGGCCTTGGCAACAGGGCGGAAGATGCGCGTTAGCATCCCGCCCCAAGCAGACGCCATCTAGCGCTTGTCGCTGTCCGGCGGGCGCGGCACGTTGCGTTCGGCCGGCCGCTGTTCGGGCTGTGGCCGCGGCGGCGGCACTTGCCGCGCCGGCGTTGCCGGAGGCTCTTCCCTGACCGGCTCGACGCTACCTTCCCCGCTTGTCAGGTACGCCCGCTGCACTTCCAGAGCCGGCATCTTTGGCGACGCCGGGTTGCTGATATCGTCCGGGTGCATCAGCCCCAGCCGCAACAGGTCGTTTTCCTCCTGCGTCGGGATCGGCCGGCTGTTTTCCGTCACCATCAGAGTCGACGTCGTGAGCGCCGCCCGCCTCTCCTTCTGTTCGTCGTATTCGGACCTCGCGGCCTGCTGCTGTTCCGTCAGGTTGGTCTGAACCGTTGTTTGCATCCACGTCCTCCTTCGTGACGAGGCGCCGGGCGAGGCGTCTGCCCGGCGTCCGCCATCCGTATCTGCGAATTACCAAGTGACGCCCTGGGTCCAGGCAACTGAGCCTGTCCTTAACATTGCCCAGTTCATCGGGAGCACCATGCGAAGCGCCAAACTGTCGGTTTGGAACATAGATCTAGTTGGGGTTGCAGCCACGGCGCTGCCTTGCGCTCCGGTTGTTAATTGCAACGGGGATGTATCTTCGAAGTGCAGAGTCGCCTGGTCGGATACATCGAATCTTGGCGTGTCGCCTGCGACGACCATCAAATCGTCGGCGTTGATCAGGATCACCATGCCGGCCGGCACGGTGGATGAGACGACCACCGGATAACCCATCATGCGGTTTCCGTTGATCTCGGCCTGGAAGGGGAAGTCGCCGCCGTTGTTCTGCGTGAGGCTGATTGCGATCGCCTGCACCGGATTCATGATCCATACCGGGTTGCGCAGCGCGTTGACTGCCGCCAGCGCCCCGACCAGCGCCTTGATGTCGCCGACCAGTGCGGTGAACCCGCCGCCGGTCGTTGCGGTGATCGCCGCGACGCCATTCCTGATGCCGGCAGGCCGGATCGCGGATACGGCATTGGCGTCGATAAAAACGCTGTCAACCGCTACGCCTGTGTCGTCGACGATGAGCCGCCGCAGCAACGCCTCGATCTCCGGCGTCGAGTGCTCGGCTAGCTCCCGCGTGTACGACGTGATGACGGCCATTTTCTTGAGGCCGATCGTGACAGTCGTGAACGCCGCCTGGCGCACGGGAATCGGGGCACCCTCGGCCACAAACGAGCCGGCAATGGTAGGCGTCGTCGCCCGCGTCGGCATGCTGATCTGGCCGTAGCGGCCAAGCGTCACCGAGAACCCGCGGCTGCTGACCGGCTGGTAAATACTGCCGGCCATGATCAGGTCGACGAAGGCACCCTGCCCGGTCACCGCCAGCTCGGCCGCCCAACCTGCGGTCGTGGTCGTCGCCGGAGCTGTCGCGGCGCGGGTCCGCCACTCGACGACGCCGCGCGTCGCCTCGTAGTCACCGTAGCTGCCGTACAGCTCGGCGAGCGCCGCCTCGACCGGCTGCCGCCTGATGTACCCGACAGCCGTGGCCGCAAAGTGCCGCAACAGGTGCTCCTCGGCGGGCGTCTCCTTGCGCTTCGGTTGCGCCCACGCCTTCGGCGCCGATACTGGCAACGGCTCGCTCGGGGTGTAAATCGTCGTGCGTTCTTTCGGCACGGTGATTGGCGCGGCCTCGTTGCCGAGCGCCTGCTCGGCCGAGACCCAGGCAAAAATCTTTGCCTTCACCTCGCCGATCTTCGCCGTCAGGTCGGTGACCCGCGCGACGTCCTCGGCATCCGGCAGGCCCGCAAGCTGCTCCTGCAGCCCGACCACTTCCTTTTGGGCCGCCTCGATACGCTCACTGTACTGCATTGCTCGATTTCCTGGTTTCCGGTCGTCTCCTGCGGCTAGCTCGCCGGTTGAAGCGCGGATGCGTGGCCGATCCTCATCAAAGGCATGCGCGCCGAAGATCAGGCCCTGCGTCTCGCGCGAGAGGCCGAGCGCCTTGGCAACCGCCAGGGCATTCGGGTTTGCGGGAACCGACACCAAGCTGCATTCGACCAGCTCGGCCTCGGTGAAACGGATGCCGCCGGACTTGCCGCGCGGCTCGAAACTGTCACTGTGGAACCCGACCGACACGGCCCGCAGCACGCCGGCCTCGACCGCGGCGTGCAGCTCCTTCAGCCGGTACGAAACCGGTTCCATCAGATCGAGCCGGCCGGTCAGCCGCCCCTTCTTCACCGCGACGTCGCGCCACGTGCCGATCGGGAAGTCCGGGTTGTGATTGAACAGCGCCACCGGGTTGCGCCGGAAACGGTCCAGCCGCCAGCCCTCCGGCTCGATCATGTCGCCCATGCGGTCGACGCTGCCGTCGCTCATGACGAACTCGCGCGGGTCGGCGGCCGGAGGCGGCGCCGCAACCTCGCGTTTGCGGATCAGATCCATTGCGTCAGTCCGAATAAAAAAGGCGCCCGAAGGCGCCTTGGGTGTCGTCGGATGCAGCCGGGCGCCGTCAGGCGACCATCGTGCGGTGATCGAACATCGGCGCCGTGGTCGCTGTGGCGCCCTTGGCGGCCATCGCCAGCGCCACCATGCCGTCGATGCGGCCGGAGCTTTTCGCTTTTTCCAACTTCCTATTGCCGGCCGGGTCTGTCACGACGGTGGCGTTGGCCGCGCACATCGTCAACACCGGGTGCATGCCGTGGCGCAGCCGCTCCTGCAGTGCCAGCGTCTCCAGCGCGTCGAGCGCCCCCGCCATGTCGCGGTAACCCTGGCCGCACTCCTCGAGCGGGAGCTGGTTCACCCCGTGCGCCTGCAATGCCATGCGCAACTCCTCGATGCGCCAGCGGTCGAACAGGATCGTGCGGAACCGCACCTGATTGCGCAGCGTCGCCAGCCGCGCCGCCAAATAGCCGTAATCGATGCTGACCCCCGGCACCGCCGTCAGGTAGCCCTGCGTTACCCAAAGATCATATGGCGCCCGGTCGCGCTGCGCACGTTCGTGCAGCGTGTCGGCCGGCGTCCAGAAATGGCACCACACGTTCCAAAAGCCCTTCGGCTTCTCCGCCAGCAGCACGAGCGCGGTGAGGTCCTGCCGCGCCGACAGATCGAGTCCGCCGTAAACCGGCCCCTGCGCGAACGCCTCCATGTCCGGCTCGGCGCCATTCGCCGTCCAGACGCCGTGGCTGAACAGCGCCGCGTCGGCCGAGACGCGCTGATTGAGATGGAGATTGCGAAAAGACGCCTCGAAACTCGGCATCCGCATCGCCTTCTCGGCGAGCCCCTGAATTTCGACGAAATTCAGAAAATCCCCGAGCGCCGGGTTGGCCGCTTTCCAAGTCTGCGGGTCATCGAGCGGCGCATCGTCGGGGGCACCGAAGAATATCAGCTTCGTCCTGGTGTCCGCGCCGGTCGCGGCGTAGTCGATGAGTTGCGAGAGCAGGTCGCTACTGGTCGGCGCCTGGGTCGAAATCACGATGCTGAGCGGCTGCGGATGCGCGCCCATCGCAGTCTCGAGCGCATCGTACAATTCGCTGCGCGGCCCGCGCACCTGACCCAATTCGTCGTGGACGACCAAGGCGGGCGAGAGGCCATACGCCGTCGAACTCTCCGCCGCCAACGCCCGGTAGCGGACGCCCGTGTAAGGCGAGAACAACTCCTTGGCGTGCTCGCGGCACACGACCATGTTCGGGTCGCTCAATTCGCGCGACATGCGCACCATCTTACTGGCCAGGTCGTACACCAGCGCCGCCTGTTGCCGCGATTGCGCCGCCGAATAGACCTGGCTGTTCCGTTGCGATTCCGGCCCGATGACGTGCGCCAGAACCAGCATCGCGCACAGTGCCGTCTTGCCCTGCTTGCGCGGCATCGTGACGATCGCCTGTCGGGTCGGCGTGTCGTAAATCTGCCGGATGATGTCGCGCTGCCACTCGCGCAGCCGCACCGGCTTGCCGACGTCGGCGCCCTCAGGCACCACAAGATATTTTTCGCAGAAACGGACGATCCGGTCAGACCGGAGTTCGGCCGCCGGCATTCGTCTCGCTTAGCCTGAGGATCGCGCGGCCATCGTTTATCGTAATCTTCCCCTCGATTAGTAATAACCGCAGGAAATCAAGCAATGCGTCGGGCCTGTTGCAATCGTGAACAGTCCCCCAACCGGGTGGGCAAGGAGGCGGGCGCGGTCGCGGCAGTGGCCGTTTTGCCATGCTCACCCAACCACCCGGAAGCGTTCGGCGGCCGGCCCGCCGATCAGCGCGTCGCCCTGCCCCTCCGGCGCCTTCTCGCCGGCCTTGGCCGCCTGGCGCTCCACCGCGTGCTGCACGCCGAGCCGCAACTGCCGCGCCAACGTCGCCGCCGCGGTGCATTGCTTGCCCCATTGCGTAACCGCTCTGGCATAACCCGGCGAACCCGTTTTCATCTCCGCCAGATCGGCCGCAACCTTGTTCGCACTGACCAGCGTCTCGCAATAAAGCCGCAACAACGGCAGCGAACCGGCATCGAACCAATCGCGAGGCTTGGTCGCAACAATCTTGCGCCAAATGACCCTGGCTTCCGCGCTCATGCCCTTTTGCGGCGATGAAACCGCCCCTACTCGATAAAACGACGCGGCGCGCTCTTCCGGACTGCCTCTCATGGGTAACAAACCGCAGGTTGTGTTAAAATGGGCAAAGCAAATC